CCACAACCGATCGTGCGTCAGTTGTCCCTTGCTGATCGTATAACCAAAGCTTCGATTGCGAGAACGTGTCGAACTCAACCACTGTCTTCGCCAGTGCTTCTTGGGGGTAGGTCATCCCCTCAACGTTCTCACCAGAAAATTGACGCAGCATTCGGGTCAGCGTTCGGACTGGCTTCATCTCAAACGAGGCGATACAGACGCGCTCACCCTGGCTGACTAGGCTTAGGGCTATCTGACCCGTTAGAAGGCTCTTGCCGCCCCCGTTAGAGCCTGCATAGACCGTTACCTCGCCCAGTCGGAACTCAAACTCGCCCCAGGTTTTGGTCCAGGGCATCTGCAGCGGCTTGGGTGGTGCCGGTTGTGTGCGGCTGTCAAGAATCTCAAGAAGGTAGGCGCTTGCCTCTCGGACCTTGAGCTTGATCTCAGTTAACTTTTCATATTTTGCTACGTCGATGTCGGATTGTCGGACTTTACGGTGTTGGTCGAGCGCCTTGGCCCGTTCTTCGATGCCGTCAGGCGAATTTGAGAGCTTCATCGATCCTCTCATAAGCTAACCAAGCGCGGTCGATGTCGGCCTGGGTAAGGGTTTTTCCACGCGAAACGTCAAGCGCCAGGGTCATTGCGACAACGGCCTCGAAGTGAATGATTTTCAACAGGTCCTTGGAGTAGAACTTAGGCTTTGGACCCTTGCGCTCCCGTTTATCGGGAAACAGGTCCGAGATGTCCATCCCGATTGCGCCACAGATTTCATGGGCGGTGCATCCTGCAAAGCAGTGTAAAAGGATCACCCCATCGCGATCTGCAATGGCGAGTGACGGGGATTTGTCTTGATGCGACGGGCACTTGGCAGTCCACGAGCCATTCCGACCCGAGACCTTATCAAGCCGGGAGAGAAGATTATCAATCATTTTCCAACTCTCACCGGGAGAGCGGTCGTCTGGTTATCCCATCGCCTCTGGTTTAGGTACGTCGTAGGGGCAGGAGTGTACCCGGAGAGCCAACCCTCCGACTCCCGAGACTTCAGGACATGGGCGACGATCACATCGGCCTCGCCGTCAAGGGCCTGCTTCACCCAGGACGCTAATGCAGCCTCCTTTCCGTACTTTCGCTGCCCTGCAGGCCATGCTGACCAAAATTCACTGAAACGACTAGCGATAGCGGCCAGAGGTATTTTCTTTTCTTCTCTTGTCTTCTCTTCTCTCTTCTTATCTAAGGTATTACGCTCGGAATACGAACGTATCTGCCACCTAGCGTTGACTGCATCTCGAGCCTTCTGTGACTTGACCTCAAAGTCGGACAGGTCGTCGTCTGCCTGCTGGTAGGAGTAGCCCTCTTCTCCGTGTCTGAAGAACTCTTTTAGAACAGAATCAACGACTTGGGCGTCAGAAATTTGAATTCGTTTGGCGACCCACTCTGCGTTAGGGAAGGGCTGTTTGTGGCCGTAGTAAAGGTCGATGCAGCGCCTTAACACCAGGTCCTCGAGCTCGGTCAGGTGGCGGGTCTGCATCGCATATTCAGCGTATCGAAATTTGTACCAGTTCACTGTTGTACCTCCTTAGGGTGTGCGAACGATGACGGATCGAAAGACAGTCGTCAAGGGGGTTGACAAGATTTTTTTTGTGTGTAGAGTCCGCTTTGCCAACGTTTGGCGTCAACACAAGAGGAAAAAATGATCCTATCGAAGCAAGTAGAAGGTACGTATAGACAGATCCCGGCAGGCACATACCTGGCCCGCTGCTACCGGTTTGTCGACATGGGCACACAGACGGCCGTGTACGACGGCGAGACGAAAAGCCGGCACGTTGTCATGATCCAGTGGGAAGTTCACGGAAGCGATGAGAACGGAGAGGATCTTGTCACGAACAAGGGTGAGCCGCTCACAATTACCAAGAACTACACCGCAAGCATGAACGAGGCCTCCACGCTGCGTAAGCACCTCCGAGCCTGGCGCGGTCGTGACTTTACACCAGAGGAGGAAAAGGGCTTCAAGATGGAGAACATCCTCGGCCAGTGGTGTATGTTGACAGTTGAGGAGAACCCCGGCTCAAACGGTCGGATGTACACGAACGTCAGCTCGGTCTCGCCAGTTCACGCTACGCTCAAGAAGAACCTTCCGCAGGGTTATAACCAGCCAGACTTTTTTAGCCTAGCCGATCGCAATATGGCTGTATTTGAGCGCCTCTCTGATCGTATTAAGGAGAAGATTCAGGCGGCTCCGGAGTGGGGAGTTAAGAAGGCCCCGCCTGCAAGCTACAGCGTTGAAATCGACGATGACATCCCCTTCTGATCATGTTAAGCGCCATCCTATTTGGTGCCGGGGTGGCCTGTGCGCTGGCGGGTGAAAACCTGCTGGCCATCGGTTTCCTGGCAGCCTGTTTAGTTACGACAGTAATCTCTAAAAAAATTGAGGAAAAGCATGGATTTTACAGATGAGCAGGCCGCATTCCTTGAGCTTGAGGCCGCAAAGACAGACCAAGTGAAAGCCAAAACCAGCAAGTTCTTTGAGCGAGTCATAGACAGGTCTGGTTTAACAGGAACCGCCCGACAGGTGATGCTGTTGAGTGAGCCAATCTCGGTTGACATTTCGATTCGGGTTCCTATTCAGGCGTTCACAGATCACAAGGCCCTTAACGCGATTGAACGGAAGCTCACTGAGGAGTGGGGCGTCCAGGTTTACTTGATTACGAGGACAAAATGAGCAAGATCTCGGGGATTGAAGCTAGGGACGGAAAGTTTTTGTATCCTACAAATGACACATACATCGGCAGGTGTATGGCGGAGTACGGGGAGTGGGAGTCGGACCTAGTGAGCAAGTGCCTGCGGATCATTCCAGAGGGCGGGGTCGTTGTAGAGGTCGGGTCTAACATCGGCACTCACACAGTCCCAATCGCACGGAACCTGGGGCCAAATGGAAAAGTTTACGCCTTTGAGCCTCAGCGCCTGATATTTCAATTGTTGTGTGCTAATTTAATATGCAATGAGGTTTATAACGTTTTTGCTTATAATGCCGCGGTCGGAGACAGGCCGGGCGAGGTACTAGTTCCCGACTTAGATATTGGCCTCGAGGAGAACTTTGGAGCGGTCCGGGTTGCGGGTAACGAAGGAATTAAAGTTGACCTGATGACCATTGATCAATTAAAGCTTGACAGGTGTGATTTTATTAAGGTTGACGCCGAAGACTTTGAGCCGCAGGTAATGCTGGGGGCGTTTGAGACGATCAACAAACTCTCCCCTGTCATTTATCTTGAGTATAACTACCACGTCAGAAGCACGATAAATTTTTACATAAAACAGTTCCTGAAGGGCTACACTGCGTGGGAGCACAACGAGCCAATCTTTAAGGAAAACAATTACTTTGAAAACAAAACCAACCACTACGACTCAATATGTTCGTTGGGCTTGATTTTGTCAAAGAATGACATTCCTGGTGTCACTGATTCACTACAAGTAGTTTCAATTTAATGGAGGCCTTAATGCAGTCATCTGCCGTATTCAAGATTTTTAAACTTAATCCCGCTGTTTTTCAAGCCGATCCGCATCTACCAGACGATGAAGAAGGTGGAAACGCATTCTGTGGGAACTGTGTGTTTTGGGACAAAGACGAAGAAGAAGAGTCAATTGGTGAATGTCGCCGTAACCCGCCCCAGGTCATTACATTAACTGACGAAGACGGAACCACGACCCCGGTATCTGGTTTCCCGGTCTCTGAAGTTGACCAGTGGTGCGGGGAACACCAGGAAGAGTAAAAATGACGGGCCAGTTTTGTACGGACGAAGAGATTGCCGCTGCCTGTAAACAGTACAGCAGCACAACAGAGGCAGCACAATCTCTAGGAATGAGCGACCGTAATTTTCGCAGGAGGAAATCTAAGCTAAACCTCCACACGAAGGCTCACGTTCATAAAGCCGAACACAGGGGCGGTGTCACAGACGGCACCGTCCTTGTTTTTTCCGACGCGCATTTCTGGCCTGGCATCAGGACGACTGCTCTTAAGGGCCTCTTATGGGCGATAAAAGAGCTTAAACCGGTGATGGTCATCGCAAACGGAGATATTTTTGACGGGGCCGGGATCAGCAGGCACCCCAGGTCGCAATGGCAAACAAGGCCAAACGTCCGGCAGGAACTCGAGGCTTGCAAGGAGTACATGACCGAGATTGAGAATGCCTGCCACGAGGCCCGCCACCACACTCAACTCATCTGGCCACTGGGAAACCACGACACTCGGTTTGAATCTCGCCTGAGCGCCTTTGTACCTGAATTTGAGGGGGTCCAGGGGCTGACGCTACAGGAGCATTTCCCGAAGTGGCACCCCTGCTGGAGCTGCTGGCCGACGGATGAGGTGATCGTTAAACACCGTTTTAAGAGTGGCGTCCATGCTACTCACCAGAACACGGTCTCGGCCGGGGTCTCGGTGGTCACTGGGCATCTACACAGTCTCAAGGTCACGCCGTTCTCGGATCTTCGCGGAAACCGTTTTGGGGTCGATACCGGGACACTGGCCGAGACTGACGGGCCCCAGTTTCTTGATTACTTAGAGATGAACCCAACAAATTGGCGGTCTGGGTTTGCTGTTCTAACCTTTAAGGATTCCAAATTGCTTTGGCCAGAGCTCGTCCACAAGTGGGATGAGGGCGTGATTGAATTTAGAGGGCAACTTATTGACGTAGGTGCGTTATGACTAACTTTATTCAGAAACAGATTGAGGCCTCTGAGCGTCTTTTCTATGCGATGAAGAAGGACCATGAGGAGCGGGTAAATCGGATTGAGGTCTGGCAAAAAACCAGCGACAGTCTGATGGCAAAGCTTGAAGAGAGAGATCGAGAAATTGAACAACTAAGGGCAAAGATAAATGGCTGAATATCCAAGGTGTTTTGGAGATAGAAAGCAATATACGGAGTGGGTGAAGTTTGCAAGACACTCCCACCCGCATCCAAATCACGGTTATTGCGAAGACTGCACACTGGAATACAAGACAGAGATGCTGAAGCAGAACCGGTGTGAGTTTCCTGAGGTCAAGTTTAAGAAATCTCGCGACGGTGGCCTTGAGGGTTTCCGTTCTGCCGCTGAGATCAAGGTCCTGAAAAACACCAGATTCCAAAAATACTTAAAGGAAATCACGGCATGATCATCAGCAACACGAACACTGGCGGGCACTGGTACACCCGTGATGGCGACCCCCAATATACCCAAATGGGACTAAACGGGAAGGAGCGCCCGACGACTCTACGGGACGCAAGAAAGAAGGATTTGGTCCCTAGCGTCACTACAATCCTGGGCGTTGTTGCGAAGCCAGCGTTAAACCTCTGGATCCAGAAGCAGGCAATTCTGTCGGCCATGAAACTCTCTCAGCAGCCCGAGGAGAGCGTCGATGAGTACGTTAGTAGGGTGATCAAGGATGGCCAGGAAACGTCGCGCCAGGCAGCGGCGGAGGGTACTAGGATCCATTCTGCTATCGACCATCACTACGATGGCAAAGAGCCCGTCCCCGCTTATGAAGAACACGTTCTAGGCACCACTTCTACCATCAAGCTTGCCTACGGAGAGAGGCAGTGGATTGCAGAGCGGGCCTTTGCTCATGAGATTGGCTTTGGCGGCCGGGTTGACCTGCACACTGACGGGATTGTCCTTGACGTTAAGACGAAGGAGTTTGAGTCGGAGTCAGAGATTACAAACTTCGATGAGAACCTGATGCAGCTCGCCGCCTACCGGGTTGGCCTGGGGATGCCTCAAGCAGTCTGCGCTAACGTCTTTGTATCCCGGACTCGGCCAGGGTTGGTCAGCATTCAGGAGTGGACGCCAGTTGAGCTAGACCGCGGCTGGGAGATGTTCTGTCATCTGCTGCAGTTCTGGCAGATTCGGAACAACTACCTGTAATAGTCTCGAGCCTGCTTGACCGCCTCGAGTCCAAAAGCTGCTGGAATAGCGATAGGCGCAAGTGGAGGGTACATTGATGCCCCGGTGGCCGCTAATTGAGATGCGGCTATTAGGGCGTCGATATATTCCTGCCTCTGTAGCGCCTCGTCTATTTCTGCGACGTTCCTTCCCATTGAAGCACTGGCCGCTCCGTATCCAACCACCGGGAAACGTTTAAATGCGGTTTCTGCAACTTGAGCACTAATCTGGCCTAAAGGGGTTTCTCTAACTGACGTCAAAGCCGCTCGAGCACGATTGATTGGACGTTCGGCCTCTAACCTGGCTGCCCTGGCCCTGTTTGTGTCTTCTTCAATTTGAATGAGACGTTGCTGATTTGCCTGCTCCTCTACCAGTCTCTGCTGCATCGCCTGCTCTCTTGCAGCGGCGGCCCTTTCGTCGGTTTGTTTACTCAAGCGTTCCCAGATTGCATTAGGATCATCGGGGCTAAGTTTTGGGTAAAGCTTGTTGATCCGTTGCGACACCTTAGAGCCGCCCTGCACTTTGCCACGCTGGTACATTGAAGCAGACTCAGGAACCGACCTAGAACCTGGCGTCTCAACACCTCGCCAGTTCCTCGACCACTTTTCTCCGCTAGTTCCTCCGGTAGCAGGGGCCTCAGGAAGGGCACCGGATGGAAGTCGTAGCTGAGGCTCTCGCCTTTCGAGAGTAGATCTCCGCTGTGATTCCATTTGAGCATACTGAGCCCGAGCCCTTTCACGAGCCATCTCCTCGCGCATAGCACGAGTTTCTGCCCTGTTCAATCTGGACTCTGCAAAGCCATACCCGGCACCTAAAACGGCCCCGGTAGCCGCAGCCATCTCCTTGTTCTTCTGAGCCTCTACAGCAGGATCGGCCGCCTCCTGTGTATAGA